TTGGGAAGGACATCGAGAAGTTGAACCGCCATGCTAAAGAGTTTGGTATTCCCGAGATCTGTCCGGCGACCATGGGGTCGGATGTGAAATGCGGCGGCAAGGGTGGGTGCAAAAACTGCCTCACCTCACCATACATGGTGTTCAAAGAGCACTAATCCAAGGAGGAGTTATGAAAAAGGGCGGAACGAAGAAGGGCGGCAAAGGCGGTAAGGGCGGTTGCGGTTGTAAGAAGAGAAACTGTCCGTGCGAGAAGTAGACGTCGTTATCCCCACCCTGGGGAAACCTCACGCCATCGAGTCCCTGGCCTCGCTGAAGCACGTTCCCTGGCCGATGCGGTTGCACCTCGTGCGCGAGGGCACGTCCTGGCCGTCGGCGACGAACATCGGGATCCGCGAGTCGACCGGCGACGTGATCGTCATGGACGACGACATCGTCCTTCAGCCGGGCACGTTTGAGTTCATCGACCGCAATTACGACGAGGCCGATATCTTCGGGTTCAAGTTGTGGTTTCCAGATGGCCGGATTCAACATGCCGGCGGGGCGTGGGTCAACGGCGCGATGGGGCACTTCGGGTGGGGCGAAGAGGACAAGGGGCAATGGGATGGCCTGGGCTACCGGCCCCACGTCACGACGAGCCTCGCGTACATCAAGCGGCGCGTGATCGAGAACGTCGGCCTGTTCGAAGAGGGGTGGCCCGGGTTTCAGTTTGAGGACGTGGACTTCATGTTCCGCGCACTCAAAAAGTGCTACCGCATTCTGTACACCCCCGGGACCGGCATTCCATATGGAGTCGGGATCGAAGAAAAATCTGCCTAATTTTGAGGCAGGGATGGAACGCAACCGCCAGGCGCTTTATGAGCGGTGGACCAAGGATACCGACGTGATGATGTCCGCGATCGTACTGACCAAGCGGGTGATGCAAGACTGGGGGCCTCAGAAGGTGGCCGCGTGAAACCGGAACGAAAACTTCACCTCGGGTGCGGGCGGGAGATCAGGCCGGACTGGATCAACCTGGACATCCATGACTACGGTCAGCAGATCATCAGGGACATGCGCCAGGGGCTCCCGTTCGACGACAACTCGATAAGCGAGATCTACACCCATCACGCGCTCGAGCACGTCGAGCAGGGCAGGACGCTTGAATTTGTCCTCCGCGAGTGTCTGAGGGTCTTGAAGGTGGGCGGCGTCATGCACGGGATCGTGCCGCATTGCACGACCGAGCAAGCGTTCCACGCCGGACACGTCAGTTGGTGGTGCGAAGAGACGATCAACTGTATGCCGGGCGGCGGATGGCCCATCGAAATTCTGGAGTGCGGCAAGCGGGTGGGATCCAACGACCTGGAATTTAAGTTCAGAAAAGCATCCGACGAAACGAGGTTGAACTTCTGGTGACATCCAAGTGCCATCGATTCCAGTCCATGAAGGTCCTGGCCCATCACGGGAAGCTCGTCAAGCTGAAGCGCGGGATTGTTTGCTCACCGGCCCAGTGGGTGATCTACCCGAGTAATGCGTGCAACATGAATTGCGGGCATTGCATCATGAAAGAAGAACGCGCCGAGAACCTGGCCCAACTGAGCGAAGAGGTTTTGGACAAGGCGGTGTTTGATGCCAAAAAGACTGGGGCCCGGTCGGTGATTTTCTCGGGCGGCGGGGAGCCCTTGACCAACGGCCAGACAATGTTTGCCGCGGAATTTGCAAAATCCATCGGTTTGGCGACCGGGATGAACACCAACGGGCTTTTGATGTTCGAAGACATGACCGCCATCGACTTCTTGAGAGTATCGGTCGATGCGGCGACGCCAGAGACCTACCAGAAGGTCCATGGCGTGGACGGATGGGACCGCCTCAACGAGAGCCTGAGCCGGCTGAAGCGGAACGAGCTCGGCCTGGCATTTCTGATCACGCCGGACAACTTCCACGAGATCATGAGGTTCGTGGCGTGGGCGAAGAAATTCGATCCGACGTTCGTTCACATCCGGCCGGCGTGGTATGCGGATCCCAAGATGGACCAACGGATGCGCGAAATCTCAGTGCATATCGAGGCGGTCAAGGAGCAGGTCGAGGCGACCAACAAAAACGTGTTTTTCCGGTTGGACAAGTTCGACGGATACTGGACCGAGCCGAACTTTTCCAAGTGCCTGGCCTCGCCCATCATGGCGGTCCTCGGGGCTGATGGCCGATTCATGGTCTGCCAGGACGTCTTCACGCGGTTCGGTGGCAACTATGCCGAGCAGGACTTTGAATCGATCTGGTTTGGCGATGATCATCGGCGCGTGATAGCGGAGATCGATGTCGCAAAGTGCCCACGGTGCGTCGAGAACACCTACAACGAGGTCATCGAGCATCTCGATGATATCCGCATGGAGGTCTTGTAGGTGATCGACTTCAAACCCATCCCCGGGGTGGACTACAAGTTCCTGTACCACGAGATATTCGCAGATATCGCGAACGGGAAGACCGATGCGAAGCAGATGTATCGCACTCTGGTGCTGAACGATCTGTTTTTCATCGTCCACTTCATCCTGGGGGTGGAAGAGGCGAACCATCCTTTCGTCGTCGAGGTCTGTCAGATGGTCGAGAAGGGACCTCAGTCGAATACCCTGGATATCTGGGCCAGAGAGCACTTCAAAACGAGCATTATCACGATCGCCGAGACCATCCAGTACATGCTCCGCGATCCCGACAGTGCGACCGGACTCTTTTCGTATGTCCGCCCGGTGGCGAAGGCGAATCTTCGGGCGATCAAGAACGTGTTTGAGAACAACGAGGTCCTCCGCCAGTCGTTCCCTGACCTCATCTGGGACAAGCCGGATACCCAGGCGCCGAAATGGTCCGAGGACGAGGGGCTCGTGCTCAAGCGCAAGAAGACGGGCCGGCGCGAGGCCACCCTGGAGGCTCACGGGCTTCTCGAGGGTATGCCCACCGGTCGCCACTTCGACCGGATGATCTTCGATGATGCGCTCGAGACGAAGGACCTCATCGAGACGCCGGACCAGATGCGGAAAGCGTACGAAAAATTCGGGTTCGCCCAGTACCTCGGCCGGGATGGGTGTGTGCGGCGGGTAATCGGGACCTTCTATCACCATGCGGGCCCGTATAAAACCCTCCAGGCCCTGAAGGATGACGACGGGAACCTGGTGTACAAGACCAGAATCGTCCCTGGAACTAGAGACGGCACCAGGACAGGCGATCCCATCCTGGTGACGAAAGAACGGCTGAACGAACTCAAGACGGTCGAGGGGTTCGATTCTCAGATTCTCTGCAACCCTACCCCGAAGGGCACCGAGTCTATCAATGCCGAGATGCTGACCGCGGTCCACCGGAGGTTCATCCCGGCGGACGTCATCCGGTTCATGATCATTGATCCGGCCGGCGACCGGAAGACCCAGACCCAGTCCTCTTCCAAGGCGGACTCGTGGGCGTTTGGCGTCTTCGGAGTAAGGCCCAAGATCGACGACCTGGGTCTCTCCGAGATCTATCTCCTGGACGGCGAGTGTGAGCCGATGAACCACGACCAGGCCATCGAGCGCATCGTGAAAATGTACCTGCGAAACCCATGGATCATGCGGGTCGGCGTTGAGAAGACCGCCCAGAGCACGGCGGAGGTCCATATTCAGAACGCGCTACGAGCAAACAACAAGTACATCTCGGTCGAATCAGGAACCCTTCAGATCCTGAGTCCAAAAAGCAAAAACAAGACCGCAAGGCTCGAGGGTGCCCTGGCCTGGCCGGTCAATAACGGCCGGTGGCATTACGCGGCCGATATCGATCCCAAGCTGATTGCCAGGATAAAGATGGAGATCTCACGGTTGGGGTTTTGGCACGAGGACTTCATCGACGCCATGGCATACTTGTATGACGTGATCAAGGAATTCCGGTGGGATCGGGGAGTGAAAATGGAACCGATCAAATACCCGAAGCGAGGTATTTATTAAATGGCAAAGAAAAAGTTCAAGTCATACGAGGCGACCAGGGACCGATTCCTGGACCTGATCGGGACTTATCGCGGCGACATGGATAAGCTTCAGATCGAGCAGAGGAACGCGATGGATACCTACATGGGGGATCCGCCCGATTACGTCAAGGACGACGACCTCTCCCAGTTCATCAGCTCCGACATCGCGGACACCGTCAACTGGATCCTCCCCTCGTTGATACGGATTTTCTTCGGAGGTCCGCAGGTGGCAGAGTTCTCGCCGGTCGGCCCGGAGGATGAAGAAAAGGCTCCCCTGATCGAGCAACTGGTCAACCATCAGTTCAACCGCCAGAACAAGGGCTTCCTGATCTGCCACGACTGGTTTTTCGATGCATGTCTGATGAAGATCGGCCTGGTCGCCTACGAGTGGAAGGTGGAAACCAAGAAGACAAAAAAAGAGTGGGAAGGGCTGACCGAGGACGAGTTCATATTGCTCAAGGCCGATCCTGGCTACGAGATCGACAATGCGTCGGTCGAGATTGAGGAGGTGACGCCGGCCACATACGCGGACGGAGAGTTCGGGGAGACCGTGCTTATCGCGCCTGCGGTCAGCACCTACTCATGTTCGGGGTACAAGGTCAGGTATCGGGAGTACCCCAAACTGTCGAACGTGAAACAGGAAGACGTCCTGTACGACATCCATGCGACATCCATAGCGGAGTCAGAGGTTGTCTGCCGGCGCCTCAAGTGGCACAAGAATAAGCTGAAGCAGTTCGGCCTATCGGACTACCAGATCGGCAAGACCTACGAGAGGTGGGGCGACTACCATACGGATCCCATGGTCCAGGCCAGGTTCAAGGACCTCGGCGGGCTTTCGTTCCTGGGGGAGTCGAAGGAATCCAGTCACGTCTTCGTCCACGAGGTCTGGGGGTACGATTACGATGCCAAGGGAGAGCGAATCCCGATCAAGATGCTCCTGTACGGCGATGAGGTCCTCGAGGTCCAAGACAACACCCTGCCCGGCGGACATGCTCCCATCTGCGACATCTCCCCGATGCGCGTCTCTCACCGCCTGGTCGGCATGTCCTTTTACGACATCCTGAAGGACCTCCAGAAGCTCCGGTCGTACCTGATCAGGGCGATCTTGAACAACAGCTACTTCAACACCGGCCGCACGGTGGTGAACCCGTTCCGAGTCAACGTCGACGATTACACGAGCACGAACCGACCGGATGCGTTGGTGCGGACCAAGCAGGACATCGATCCCTCGAGCGGCATTTACGTCACCCCCGTCCAACAGCTCCCACAACACACCTACGAGCTTGCCATGCAGGGCGTCTCCCAGTGGCGGGACGATCGGTCAGGGGTGAACAAGATGGTCACTGGAGGCCCTACAGGGTCCAACCGGACCGCGACGGGGATCTCCACCATGATGTCGGCCGCATACGGCCGCATCGAGTTGGTCGCCAGGATCATCGCCGAGACCGGAATGCGGGACTTGCTCCAGGCGATCGTGGACATGGATATCGAGTTCATGAGCCGGCCGGCGTTGATCAAGTTCAACGACGAGTGGCGGACGATCACTCCAGAGCAGATCGACGGCGAGTTCGACATCACAATCGATATCGGCCCGATGACGGGGAGCAAAGAAACCCAGGTCAACCAGATGATCCAGATGGTGCAGTACTCCATGCCGGGCATCCAGTTGGGCGTTTACTCGCCCACGAACTTTGCCAACCACCTGAAGGAAATCTACCGTCTCTGGGGTTACCGAAACAGCGAGAAGTTTGTGACCGATCCCGCCGAAACGCAGGGTTACGCCGGGTTGCCTCCGCAACTGATCAATGCTATATTCGAACAACTGAAAGGAGCAGGGATACAGATCGATGGACTCATCGCAACCCTCCAACAACAACTCACCAACAACCAGGC